GGTGAGGTCCGCAATTCGACGGCCAGCGTGCCATACGTCCAGCGCAGCGCCTTCAGGGCGGCCCGGAGACGCTCAGGGGGCGGCGGGAGGGTGACAGGCTCCACGGGCTCCATGGGCTCTGGAGGGGCGTCAGGAGGCCGCTGGACGGCGGGAACGTAGCACGGCAACCCGGACAGGCGCCTGGGGTCCGTCACCAGCTCCACGACCGGCTGGACTGGCTCAAGCGCCTGATGCGCGGGGATCAGGGGACGAAGGGGGCTGCCGCTCATGGCCACGGCTCCTCGTCCCGCTGCCCCAGGACCAATGAGTCTTCGATTAAAAAGCCCTTGGTGTTCTGAAAGTCGCGCCGTAGCGATGCCATCGCGTCAATCAACCGCTCGTGCTGGTCGTTCATCCGCGTCATCAGCGCCTCAAAGGCGGCACGCGTCTCATCATCCATGTCAGGTGTCCTGTGTGTGGTTACGTCGTTACGCAGTTACGTCGTTACGCAGTTACGTCGGGGTCAGGCCGCCATGCCAACAAGGCGGCCACTCAGCGAGATAACTTCAATGGTGTAACCAGCCGCGCTGATGAGCCGGAGCTTCTCGGGCGTCAGAGTCTTCGTGCCAGCCATCGCCGCCAGAAATTTCGCGTGCGCGCAAACCGGGTAGACGGTCTCAACTCCGTAAACATTCTTGATCTGAATTTTGATGGTGTTGGTCATGGCGGGATCTCTTTTAATGCTGGGGTGATGTCAGGCGGTGAGTTGAGCGATAGGCTTCGCGGTCAGGCAGTCGGTGGTCCAGGACGTCAGGTCGTAAACGTCGGCCCGCACAAACCGGCCATATGCCTCACGGGACTGGACATATGCCGCTAGCTCGGCCCGGGCCGAAGCCATGTCGGGATGGGTGGACTGGCTCGATTGGCGGAGACAACCGCGCGGACCTTTCATCTCGCCACGCTTCGCCCGAACCGGCAGGTCCCAAAAGATCCAAAGCTTCAATGTGTCGGTCATGTGCTGTGCTCCTGTGTTGATGACAGGGATATACGAAATGGCGTGATGTTCGTCAATGGGAAATGTGGGGGGTTGGTAGATTAATTGTCGTCCATGATTGACAGATCGGCGTCAGGTCAGTGTCATGACTCATAATCATGGCATGGGACTAGTCTCGCGTTGAGTGAAAGCACGCAAGAGCAGCCCAGAAAGGCGTTCGGGGTTCGCGGTGGCCTGTCGGCTGGATCGTGGAAGCCGGGTCAGTCGGGCAATCCCAACGGTCGCGCCAAGCCGCTCGTGGATATCGCGGCGCTGGCGCGTAAGCATGGACCACGTTGCATTGAAGTCGCGGCGCGGCTGCTCGGCAGCAAGGATGAGAAGATGCGGCTGGCGGCCGCCATCGCGCTGCTCGATCGTGGGTTTGGGAGACCCAAGCAGGAAATAGAGACGACGGGCAACGCTACGATCGAGCTGCACCTCGTCGCCGCGCGTGTCATATCGCAAGAGTTGTTGCAGTCCACCGATGCGCCGCCTGTCATCGAGCATACGGCCGTCACGAGCGACGCGCTCGATGTGCCAACGGAATGAGTATGTCGCGACATTCCGCGAGCTATGCGCGAACGAAGCGGGAACAACTAACGCTCATACAAAACCATGCGACGTCCGTAAACGGTCGTTTGATCAGGTGGCCGCATGACTTATGCTACGGACACAGCGGTTCTCCGTATAAGCGTGACGATAGCGGTATGACAAAGCGTCGCTGTCTCGCGTGTTGGGCATGGTTCAGCGCCAGTGGTCCGGACGTCACCGTGTGCCCCGCCTGCCGTGCCAGCGACGGCCGACGCCCCCCCACCAAGGCCGTCTGGTGATGGCACTGGCCCCCCTCCAAAATCCTGGCGTAAAATTCCCCAACATGGTTACGAAACCACAACGGTTAGAAAGGTTGGTTCAGGGCATCATGTTCTGGTGTGTTATCGTGGTGTGGTGTTTTTGGGTTACCTTGGAGATGCTGGGTGGTTTGCTGGTATTTTTGCCGTGAGTGCAACATCATGAGTGACGGTCGTCTCTATATAAGGTGTGAGTGTGGCGAGAGTCTTTGTTTGGCGAAGACGTATTATGATCCGTTTGCGACGGTAGGGAGTGCGGTAGGTTCCGAGGCATTGGCTGTATGGTTGAACGCGCACGTCATTGAGCATGCTGGTCTGTCGTGGGAGCCGATCGCGTGTGGTTCCCGGTTCAGCGTGGTTGATGAGACGGTGCCGTGAACGAGAGCACGCAGCAGTTACTGGCCGGCATTCCCGACAAGCTCATTCGTGCTCTTCCTCCGGCCTTCATCGCGCTTCTCGTCCTCAACATTCTTTTCATGGGCGCCCTTGCTTACAGTGTGCAGCACAACAGCGAGGCCAGGAACGCGTTGTTGAAGACGATCATTGAGCGTTGTTTGGACAATCCGGGATGAGTGGCGCCCCGAGCACGCTCCCGGCTGACTGGGGCGAGCGGATCGCCAGAGCCGAGAACCCGTTCCACGTCGCGATAAGTCGGTATGCTCGGGCGCCGGTTGCTTTTGTCAGAGAAGTATTAAGAGTTGAACCCGACCAGTGGCAGTTGCAGGCGCTACAGGCCCTCGCCAAAGGCCACACCCGCATTGCCATCAGATCCGGCCACGGCGTTGGCAAGACGGCGTTCGCCGCCTGGGTTCTCACGTGGTTCGCGAACACCCGCGCGCCCTTCAAGATCGCCTGCACCGCGCCGACCAGTCCGCAGTTGTTTGACGCGTTGTGGCCAGAGACCATCAAGTGGTTCAATTTGTTGCCGAAGGGATGGCGGGATCTCTGGAACATCACCAGTGACCACATAACCCTGAGATCGGATCAGGAGTGTTTCATCACCGCCCGCACCAGCCGGGCCGACACTCCCGAGGCGATGGCCGGGCTGCACTCAGATCATGTGCTGCTGGTGGCTGATGAGGCCAGTGGCATACCCGAGGCTGTGTTCGAGGCGGCCGGCGGCAGCATGAGTAGCCCTGGTGCCGTAACGATACTCATTGGCAATCCGACACGATCGAGTGGGTTCTTCTGGAGATGTCACATGCTCGAAAGAGACAGGTGGCTAACCATGAAGGTATCATCAGCGGAAAGCAAGAGGGTATCACCCGGCTTCGTAGATGAAATAGCGAAACGATACGGCATCGACAGCAACGCCTACCGTGTCCGTGTCCTCGGTGAATTTCCCCAGGCTGATGACAACACTCTGATTGGTGCCGAGTTGGTGGACAGCGCGATGCGTCGGGACATCGCCATTGACATGACGCAGGCTGAGTATTGGGGCGTCGACGTGGCCCGTTTCGGCAGTGACGCCTCCGTTCTCATCAAGCGTCGCGGCAACGTGGTGACTGAGATGCCGAGGCGTTGGCGGCAGTTCGATACGATGCAGCTAAGTGGTGCGATCAAAGCCGAATACGACCTCCAGACCATCAAGCCCGCCCTCATTGTCATTGATGTCATCGGCATCGGCAGCGGGGTCGTTGACCGGCTGCACGAGCAGAACCTGCCCATACTGGGGCTCAACGTCTCCGAGGCGGCCTCGACCACCGGCAAGTATGCCCGTCTCAGAGACGAACTGTGGGTCAGGACCAAGGAGTGGTTGGAGAGCCGGGCCTGCCGCCTGCCGCTGGACGATCAACTCAGAGATGATCTGGTGGCCCCGCGCTACGCGTTCCTGAGTGATGGGCGGCTGCAGGTCGAGAGCAAGAACAGCATGCGAAGCCGAGGTCTGGCATCACCCGACGCGGCGGATGCGCTGATCCACACCTTTGCTCAGCAGGGCCTGGGGATTGGCAGTGGCATGACCAGTGGTCTGCATGACAGCCGGCCGTTTGGGATGGCCTTCGCGCCTGGGGAGTTCGTATGACTGACCGTATTGTCGAGGCGTGTCGGGAGGTTTGTTTGATTCTGGCGCGGGAGGCGTTGACCAGGATCGCTGACAGTATCGCGGAGGACACCGAACGGGGTTCTGTTGGCCGTGTGGCGTGGCTCAACGCGGAGCGGAAGAGATTGGAGGAGATGATTGAGATTTTGGCGGGTAAGCCATGACCGAGCTTGATCCGGAGGCGGAATATGTGGCTGCGCTGGCGGCGTTTCACGAGGCGGAGCGGCGGTTGCGGCGGGCGCGTGGCCGGTTGATCGCCTCGAGGGCAACACCATGAGCGATGAAACCCCGCCGGGCTTCTCTGTAACGAGAGATCATCTCGGCGATCTGATCTTTCAGATTGAAGAGATCCGATCGGCGGCGGCGTCGGCCAATGACGGGGGGGCATTCAACGCCGCGATCAAACGACGTGGCGGACAGATGTTGGATGAAATGGCGCGTCGGGACCCGGCATTGGCGGCGGAGCGTCGTCAGAGCAGGCGTCGATTGAAGGCGTGGAAGCGTGAGCGTGAGCGGTTGGCTGATGATGTGTCGCGTCGCCAGATTCCGTTCGTGGTGTTGGCCTTGAACGAGGGGCCGGAAGAATTGACCGATGCGGCTTGCGATGTCGTGCGGATCAGCGATTTTTTGTTTGAGGCGGACGCTCCGATTGGGTTGATCATGGATTTGTTTCGGTTGGCGGCGCGGTTGTTACCCGACGCGGAGGATAAATCGGCATGAGCGGCATCATCGGCCCCCCACCCCTGCCGCCCATTCCCAACCTTGTTCCCAGGGGCATGCGGCCGATCGGCATCAACGCGACATCGGAGCAGATGCTGGCGTTTCTGCTGCCGCCGAAGAACAATGATGATCCGCCGCCCGACAGTGACCAGTCCCTCCCGCCCACGCTCAGGCGATACGCGGCGGGATTAAGACCATCCCCGCGTCCCACCGCCGCCCCCTGGCAGCAGGAGATCATCTTCGAGCGGCTTGGCAAGACCGATGCCGAGATCGCTGAGAACGCTCGGTTCTGGTTCTCGACCTGCCGGAATTACGATGATCAGCTGAGCCGGCAGCGGATCACGGCCTCGGAATATTACGCCGGAGAACCCAACGCGCCGAGGCTGGAGGGCCGCAGCAACATCACCCTCACCGTCGTGCGCGACACCATTCGCCAGACGCTGCCCTCCCTCCTCCGCCTCTTCACCGGCGTCGAGGATCCCGTCTCTTTCAGCCCCATTTCGTCGGAAGAGACTGATGGCACGGTGGCCCAACTGGCGCGGCAGGCGACGGACTATGCCAGATGGGCGTTGTTCTCGGCCAATCCCGGCTGGACCATTCTGCATGACGCGTTGCTTGACGCGCTGACCCGCAAGGCCGGCTGGGTCAGATGGCACTGGGGTGCGAGGCAGGCCAGCAGGACGGAGGTATGCGAGGGGCTGCTGCTGCCGCAGTTACAGATGTTGTTGGCTGAACCTGGGATTGAGGCGTCGAGGATCATCCGGCGTCCGATGCTGCCCCAGGAGCAACAGGCGCTCGCCAAAACCCCCGAGGGGCAGATGTATCTGAGCCAGGGCGCGGCCGCCGAGTTGTGGTCGGCCACGCTCACCCGTTCCACGTCGCGTGGCTGGCCGCACATCACGCAGCGGCCGGCGGAGTGTATCTGGGTGGACCCGTCGGCCTCCACCGTCGCGACCGCGAAGGCACTGTGGGATGTGCGCGACGTGACGGTCTCGGAACTGCTTGAGATGGGTCTGCCCGAGGACAAGGTGCTGGCGCATCGGGGCCGGGGTCAGGACATGCGGCGGCGTCAGGAGGTGATCGCCAGGGATGGGGCCAGGGGGCGCAACATGGCCGCCAGCCCGCCGAACGATAAGGCGACCAGCCTCGTCAGGTATGCCGAGGGCTGGATCAGGATGGACACCAATGGGGACAATCGAAGCGAGCTGGTCCATGTGCACATGCTGGGCAACGCCCAGTCACTTATACAATGGGAGCGGGCCGACGAGATCCCGTTGAGTTGTTTCACCCCATACAGGGAAGTGGGTCAGGTCATCGGCATGTCGCAGGCCGACATGGTGATGGATTTGCAGCGGGTCGAGAGCCGGGTAATGCGGGCCACCCTGGACAGTCTGGGCCAGTCCATGTTTCCGCGAACGGTGGCGACCCAGGGCCAGGTCAACATGGCCGACGTCCGGCAGACCGCCATCGGCAGTATTATAAGAGTGGCCGCCGCCGGCGCGGTGACCGAGTTGACCAAGCCCTTCATGGGCAAGGAGGCGCTGCCCGTGATGGCGGTGCTGGAGAGTATAAGAGAGAGCAGGACGGGTATCACCCGCGCCAGCGCCGGTCTCACTGTTGATGAACTGCAATCGACCGCGCCCATCGCCGTGTCGCAACAGTCCAGTGCCGCGCAGGATCGTTTGGACATGGTGGCGCGCACCCTGGCCGAGACCGGTCTGGCGCCGCTCTACAGCGGGCTGCTCCGCATGCTGGCCCGCCAGCAGGACCGGCCGAATGTCATAAGAATAAGGCATGAGTGGGTTGCCATCGATCCACGTGCGCTGGCCACCGACTGGGAGTGCGCGGTGAATGTTGGTGGCAAGGGCATGCCGGCCGAGCGATTGCAGATGCTGTCGGCCATCGCCGGCAAGCAGGAACAGATCATGCAGGTGGGCGGCATGGGCAATCCGCTGGCCGGCATCCCGGAGTATCGCAACACGTTGGCCAGGATGCTCGAGACCATGAACATCTCGGATGTCGGGGCCTATCTGAAGCAATTGCCGCCCGACTTTCAGCCGCCGCCACAGCCCCCGCCGCCGCCTGATCCATCACTCATCCTGGCTCAGGTGCAGCAGAGCAAGACGGCGGCGGACGTGGAGAACGACAGAGCCAAGGAGCAGACCGCGCGTGCCGCCCTTCTGCTCGAGGACGATCGGGAGCGGGACAAGGCGGCGCTGGATGCGTGGACGAAGACGTGGGTGGCGGCGGCGCAGTTCGGCACCCCGGCGCCCTCACTGGATCAGTTCAAGCAGAGGATGAAGAGCAACGCGCCGGCGGTTGGCCTGCTCTCGGATCTGCCGCCACCGACCTCGCCACAACCTCCGGCCGTGGGGCAGGCGCCTCCCCAGCCACCACGGCCGGGTGGGCCGGGCCAGCCGATGGTGCCCCCGATGATGGCTGGCCCGCGTCCGCCCAACATGATGCCGCCACGACCGATGGCCCCGCCGCCACCCCAGGGGAACATGATGCCGCCAGCCGATCCGATGACCCGGGCGGCGATCGGCAACGCGCTGGCGACCGGGCGGATGCCGACCGCATACGGGCAGATCGCCCAGCGGGCCGCGCTGTCCCCGTTACTGGGACCGGGAGGGCCGGCACTACCGGGACCGGGAGGGCAGGCGAATGGCTAAGATGATGCGAACGACGCGCGAGCCGGGGAAAGATACCAAGGCACAGGTCGCCGCCGTGCTTGATCCGGCGAGCGCCAAGCAGGCGGCGTTCATGGCCAAAGGCACCAAGGTGCCCCCCGTTCCGGCTGGATTGCTGAAGGTGAAGCGGCCCGAGGGCACGTTGGTCACCCGCTCGCCCTCCCACGCGGTGGCCTTCGCGGCACCCAGGCAACTGACCACCGATGTCATGGCGCCCTTGCTCGGCTATCCCGAGAGCAAGCCGGCGGCGATCGCGTCGGGCAACCCCCTGGTCGTGCAAGGACGGACGCGACGGGGTGCGGTGGCGCATGAAAGCGTGGCCTCGCCGGGCGGGCTGTTGGCGGCGGCGCTGGCGGCCAAGGCGGCGGTGCCGGGGGGACGCGTGAAGGTGCTGACGCCCCAGGCGATGCAGGCGCGACGGAAAGGGATCAGGTGATGTCCATTGGGCTACTTTTCTGGGTGATATTCGTCATCGCGCTGGTGTTTGGCGTCTGGGGGCGCACGGCGAACGGTCAGGTTTACTGGGCCAACTACAACGGGTGGGTGTTCGCCGTGCTGCTGTTCCTGCTCGGTTGGCGCGTCTTCGGCTTCGTCATTCAGGGGTGACGCGATGGCGCTGAAGACAAAACGCGCGACCAAGGAAGAGCGATTGCGCTACGGCCGAATGGTCGAAGATGCTCGTGGGATTTGCTGGAAGCTACAGAACGACGTGGCGCTCTCGGAATATGACCGCCACGCGCTCGATGCGATGCCACCAAACGTTCAGCAGGCCATTCGTGAGGTCGGGAAGTTATGACGCTGACCGCCGAGCAGGTCGTCCAGGCCGAGGCGTGCCGGCGCATGCTGGACGATCCCGCGTTCCAGGCGGTGCTCGACCGCATCGTCGCCGAGGCGGCGGGCCGGGCGATGTTCCTCGAGGATGAGCGCCAACGCGAGGACAACCGGCGGGTGGTGATCGCCATCAACCTGATCCGCAACGAACTCACCGCCGACGCCGAGGCGGTGGAGGCTGATCGGGTGGCGGAGCAGATGAACCGGGCGATGGAGTAGGTGCCCAAGGGGGTATGATGGCGTCATTGCTGTATCCCGATGAGGAGCAGGCCCAGATCCAGGCGCCGCTCTCTTTGTTGCAGCCGCCGGATGACCGTCCGCCGGTGTTACGGCCCGATCCGAGGGCCGATGCGTTGGGGACGGTGTATCAACAGGTGATGGACGCGATGGAGGCGCAGCGGCGGATCAGCGCCGAGCGTGGTTTGTGGGATGACAACACCGGGCTGCCGACCAAGGCCGGGCTGCTCGATGCGATCGGTCAGGCCGGAACGGCGGTGGCGCTGGGCACGGGTGGTGCGCCGGAGCGCCCCGGCTTCACCGCCTACCACGGCAGCCCGCACCAGTTTGATGCGTTCGATCTGAGCAAGATCGGCACCGGCGAGGGCGCGCAGGCTTACGGGCACGGGATGTATCTCGCGGAGAACGAGGGCGTGGCGCGCTCGTATAAAATGGCTGGACAACCCTCGTATCTGAACCCAACGGTGGCGAAGATCGCACAGGACGCGCATGGGGAGGCCGTTCAGCGTGGTGTTGATGATCCCATTGCCGCCGCGCGAAATAGCTTGTGGGAACAACGACAGGCGACGACTGATCCGATATTGAAACGTCAGATTGACGATGCTTATAATAATATCGAACAGCTAACGAAGCCCGGTGGCGTTGGCCACATGTATGAGGTCAAGGTCAACGCCGATCCGGCGCACTTCCTCGACTGGGATGTTCCGCTCAGCGAGCAGCATCCGAAGGTTCAGAAGTTCTTCCGCGATCGGGGCTTCAGCGATCTGCGTATGCAAAATCCAGGTTCGACGGCTTACGGCGCGTTGTCGCTCGATCAGAATATGAAGATGACGAATGCGGCTAACGTTTCAGCGGCGATGCGTGACGCGGGCATTCCTGGCATCCGTTACCTCGATCAGGGCAGCCGAGGCGCGGGCGAGGGGAGTCGAAATAGTGTGGTCTTCAGTCCTGAGATCATGGAGATCATCCGCCGCTATGGCCTCGCCGGCCTGATGGCGGGCGGCGGTGCGGCGGCCATGGGCGGTCAGCAAAGGCAACAGCAATGAGCGAAAGCACGGGCACGCCGGCCTCCCCGGCATCGACACCGGCACCATCAGCGGCACCACCGGCGACACCAGCCGACAGCGGTGTCAGTCCGCCGGCCAACGAATCCCCCTCGATCTCGATCTCCGAGGCGGCGCGGCTGCTCAACCGGCAGCGGCGCGGTCCCGAGGTTGCGACACCAGAGTCCACGCGCAGGCCACCCGCCGCTGAACTGGCGGCGGCGGCGAAAGCAGCACCTCCGGAAGCGCCGAAGCCATCGGCGGGCGGAGCGGCCGACGGCGGCCTTAGTGCCATGGAGCGGGCGTTGGGCGTGCCGGGCGCGGCGGCCGTGGCCGAGGGGGCGCCCGCCGACATGGCACTGGGCGACGGGTTCGAGATCGAAGGGCAGCGGCTGAAGACGTTGGCCGAGGTGCGCGCCTTCGCCCAGCGCAAATCGAGTGATTACACGCAAAAGACCCAGGAGATCGCGCAACAGCGGCAGGCATTGCAGGCCCAGCAGGCGGCGTTGGCGCAGGTATTGCCTTTTATCCAGCCAGAATTGCAGCGCCTGGCCGAGACGATGCGGGACCTGCCGCCGTTGCCTGATGCCAATTTGGTGGAGACCAATCCGCAGCAGTATATGCGCGAGCGGGCTGCCTGGGAGACGGCGGTTAATGAACAGAACAGGCTGGCCGGACTGACGACGTTGCAGCAACAGGCGCGGCAGCGGGCGATGGAGCAGCAGGTGGCGGCGGCGAACGAGCAGCTGGCGAAGGAGTTGCCGTTCTGGGCCGATCCGACCGAGCGGGCGGCGGCGCAGAAGCAGATCGTCGACTGGGCGACCACCAAGGGCGGCTTCAGTCAGGGCGAGTTACAGGGGCTGACCAGCCCGCATCATCTGAAGGCGATGATGAAGGCCGCCATGTTCGATCGCTGGGTGGAGAGCGCGAAGACGACGGCGCCGACCCAGATCGCCCCGGCGCGGGGACAGGCGCCGCCACCGGCACCGTCTGAGCGGGTCGCCGTCGCCGAGGAGGCGTTCGGCAGGAAGGCGGACTATCGCACGGCGGCGGCGTTGCTGGCCGCCCGGCGGGCGAGCACCAACGGGGCGGGGCGTTAATCGCGCGGCGGTCGCAGCGAGTGAGCTCGTGGCGCGGCATCGACCTTGGCCTGCGCGGCGGCGAACAGTTCCGCTGTATCGCAAACTGCTTTGTTATTCATGATGCGCCAGTCGAGTGACCACGATTCGAATGAGCGTACACCAACAGGAAAGAAAAAGCGCGAGACAAGTTCGGCCGCTAGTTTGCGGTCAACGCGTCGCGGGACTGTTTCCAGATCGGGCTCTCCAGCGATCACGGGCTTGATGGTCAAAGGCATTGCTGACTCCAAACGTCTCCGAATGTGCGCGAAGGTTAGTTTAGCATACCATGAAACCCAAGCCTGTTGACAAAACCAGCTTCCTGACATCCTGTTGACATTCGTCGCCCGAAAGAGTGCCCCGGCACCCACTTTCGAGCGGGACGTGCCGTCGCTGAGAGCCTGATCCGCGCTTTCGGGAGTGCTTCGCACCCACCCGGCCGACGCCCCAGACCATCGCGAAACCTCACAATTCGGTTTCACCGCGCGAGACGCCCCATGTGCGTGCGTCCGCGCCCGCGATGGAGTGACACATGGCTGTTGGCGCGATGGGCGCGGCCCCGAGTAATACGTATATCGAAACGACAGCGGTCGGCGTAAAGGAAGACCTGCGAGATCTGATTTTCCAGATCGATGTCGATGCGACTCCCATGTTGAGCGCCATTTCCAGTGTCGCCTCGCAACAAATACTTACGGAATGGGTGGTTCAGGATCTTGGGGCCGTCGCGGATAACGCCCAGCCCGAGGGATTCACGGCGGTAGCGCAACCAGTTACCAAGCCGGTCCGGTTCAACAACGTTTGTCAGATCGTTGTCCGTTCGGTTGGCGTATCGAATACGACACGCGCGGCGGATTTCGTCGGCAGCGAGGACGAATACAATCGTCAGGTCATCCTCAAGGGCATGGAGGCGAAGCGCGACGTCGAGTTCGCCATCACATCCCCGCTGGTCCGCACCCTGACCGACCCCAGGCATATGTCGGGACTGCCTTGCTACACGCTGAATGGTTCGCGTGGCGCTGGCGCTGGGGTGATGCCGGTCGGCGATGGTTCCAACGCGGGCACTCCCGGCACCGCGCGCGACCTGACCCTGGCGATGATGGACAGCGCCGTGCAGCAGTGCTGGCAGGCCGGCAGCGTGCCGACGCTCGGCATCATGAGCGGCAACGTGAAGGCCTATTTCGCCACGCTGTCGCAGGGCGGCACCGGCAACGCCGTGGTGGCGCAGAACATCCAGAACGTTACGTCTCGTGAAGAGGTCACGATCATGGGCGCGGTGGATGTTTACAGAACGAATTTCGGCGCCATTCAACTGGCCCCGGATCGTTTCTGCCCATTACATCAGATCCTGCTCGTGTCGCCTGACTATTGTGAGTTGGGGCCGCTGACCGGTCGGGACTTCATACAGCTCGATTTTGCCCAAACGGGAGATAATACCCAGGGAGCGGTAATCTTCGAGGGATGTCTTCGTCCGACAGCACCAAAAGCCCATGCTTGGATCGCGGACCTCAATCAATAGTTAAAGACTATATACGCAGAGGTGAGCGTCGTGTATACCTTGGAGATGAAAAACCCCCCTCCATGGCAGTCTCGTGTAATTCAGCAATCAGATGACGATTGCTGGCTTTGGCAAGGTCGCGTGGAGCCTGGTGGCCATGGCCAGGTAACTCGTGGCGGCAAGGTTTATCGTGTCCATCGATTAGCCTGGGAAGAAACGTATGGCCTGGTCCCAGAGGGTCATACGGTTGCTCATGTCTGCGGTGTCCCGGCATGTTGCAATCCCGCTCATCTGACTTTGTCCACAACGGCTGAGTTACGGAAATCTGAAGTCACGCCCTGGCAGGAGCGTCTGGTTAAGCAACCAGATGGGTGCTGGATCTTCCAGGGTTCGCTCAATAATGATGGTTACGCCCAGATCAGACACGATGGTCGCACGGTGAGACTTCATCGGCTGGCATGGGAAGCCGTTAATGGCCCAATACCCAAAGGCATGCGTGTTTGCCATTCGTGCGACACGCCAGCGTGTTGCAACGTGGCTCATCTCTTCCTGGGGACCCAGCGAGACAACGTGCGAGACATGGTTATCAAGGGGCGCTTTAAGGGCCGCGCGTCTCTGAACGCCGTTAAGACACATTGCCCGCAAGGGCACGAATACACGCCAGAGAACACCATGACGTTCAATGGCATGCGCTCGTGCCGGCGGTGCATGAACGAACGGTCGGCGCGGTATCATCGCGCGAAGCGTAAGCGCGATGGCTAACCTCCTTTACGAAAACTTCGATCCGTCGACCCGGCGCTACACCGAGATCGAGGCTGACTCCGACCCCAAAGTCGGCCTCGTGATGACGCACACCCAGGACACGCGACAGATCGTGGAGTCGGCGAAGCGGATCGCGAGCGATTTCGATCCGCACCGGGCGCGCGGCCAGAGCTGGACCCATGTCGCGCGCGTGCCGCTGGTGATCTGGCAGCAATGGCAAAAACTCGGGGTCACCAAAGACCCGAAACTGCTGAACCAGGTGTTGGACAGCCGCGAATGTCGGCTGCTTCGCACCGATGACGGAAGGAAGCTCTGACATGGCGATGGGAACAACCGACCATAAGGCCGAGACCACCCCGCAGCGGCCGACGCAGGGCATTGGCACGATGGGCAAGCCGGACACGACGGTGTTGCCGCCGGCCGAGCCGATGCTGCCGCCGGACATCGATCCGGTGCTGCTCGTGAAGGTCTATCCGGAGGCTACCAGCGCCGCTGAGATGCGCGCCCAGGCGATGGCGGCGGGTCGCGCCGCGCAGGAGCAGGGAGCCGCCCTGGAGGCCTCCATGGAGGAGGGGGCGGCGGCAACACCACTGCCAGTGGCCCCGGCGCCCACGCCCCATCCGGCGCCGCATCAGGCAGCCGACAAGAAGTGATCCGTGGCAACGTATCAACAGCTTCAGGAAGACGTGCAGGCGTGGCTGAATCGTAAGGACATTCTGCCGCTCATCCCTGGCTGGGTGCTCATGGTCGAGACCGAGATCGCCCAGACGCTGCGGGCGCGCTGCATGGTGACCTCGGGCATCCAGCCGATCGATAGCGCCTACATCTCGCTGCCGGCCGACTTCGCGACGATGGAGAGCATCCGGGACGCGACGAGCGGCGAGATGCTGGAGCTCAAAGATGAATGGAGCGGACACTGGACCGGAGGCCAGGGCAGCCGGTGGGTGGGTGGCGGTCTCGCCGGGACACCATCGCCATGCGTGGCCTATAGGATCGTTCATGACTGCATAGAACTGCTTCCCCACCCCGTCA